ACAATGGACACATTAATAGCGGTGATATTTGTAGTATTCTTCATAATAGCATTATGGGGAGCGGCTCTGATGGTAGGAGACCGAGAGCGGGAATACAGGAAAAGAAAAAACGAAGAAACTAATCACACAACCAACGGAGAACAGAAATGACGATTACTCAAGGAAACGACCAAGACACCAGAATAACTATAGACGTGGGAATACCTTTCCCCGAAGACACTCGATCGGCAGAAAGCAAATACCCCTTTGCACAGATGGACGTAGGCCACTCTATCTTTATTCCACTGCTCGAAGGAGATAATGCGGAGCGACTGAAGAATCGATTAGCCCAATCTACTCGGACGTATGGAAAGAAACAGTCTCCCGAACAACGATTTATATTACGTTATCGACTAGAAGACGAAAAATCAGGAGTTAGAGTCTGGCGAAAAGATTAATCCTTGTGTTATCGGGGCGTGGCGTAATGGAGGCTTTCGCCCTATTTCCTAGCTATACTATATATAAGGGCTAGGGAATTAACCCGAACCTTAGAAAGGAGAAAGATGATGAATGAAGTAATCGTGAAAGATATAGAAGCGAAGATGGAACTAATGAACAACTGTCTTAAGCTTGGACAAACCATGATGAAGAGCTATCAACATCAAAAACTAAGACCCGCATATATAAGAAACCTCTGGCAAATATGCAAAGTAACCCAAAACTGGCAAAGCCCCAGAGCCAGTTGGTCGGAACACGGTGTACTGACCGAACCAACCTACGGTTTCGAGTTTCACAGAGATAGCTTGTACGACGATGTAGGCGTTACCAATCCAGAGACCAAGGAATTAGGCGAAGGAGTTCTTTATGTGGATTTCCAAACCACCGAATGTAATGGGAGACATATGATAATATGTACCAAAGAGCATTTAGATGGTCACTCGGGAGTCGAAATATTACGCGCTATAAATCAAGAAATTAGCGATAGCAAAACGATGAGTCATTTATCCGGAAGGCTAGAAAGTATGGACGATTCGAGTGTAGCGTTTATTATATTCGACGGCTATGACCAAGAAGACTCAGCAAGTTTTGCGAATTGTGTAGTCTACACAGAAGATGAAAAGACTTGGCAAACCCCCGAAACAGCGGTTGAGGAAGCGCTTTCCAGATTGATGGAAACAGTAACTCTATCCGATTTATTCTTTAACTAGAATGAAAGAAGAATCCTAGCCTCCTTAATTGGAGGCTTTCCCCTATTTTCTTAGCTATAATAACCCTAAGGTTAAACGATTATTTAACCGAAACCTAGAAAGGAGAAAGACATGAGCAGACGATATTTTTCAGAAGACCTTGACCCATCCTGGGAGTTTGGTGGAGATCGACCATCCGATATGGATGAAAGATTCGAAGCCATTTGTGCTCTTACAGGAATGCCAATACCATTGGACGACAACGGGGAGTTTTTATTATCCATGGTAGACGACCAAGCGAGACTTATCAAACTGCTACAAGAGCAGATCAAGTCACTAAAAGAAGAAAATGCAGCACTGATCGAAGATGCTGCCGAACTCTACTCGGACGCAGCCGAACTACACGCTGAGTTAGAAAACGAGATCAAACAGGGGAAAGCGATATGAAATTTAAAGAACTTTTGATGCAGGAACGACGACAGATATCCCTAGAACAATTGTTCCAAGATGCCGTAGAACATTATCAAGGACTAGGACTGGACGAGGCTCGAGCAAAACAGTTTGCGCGTACTGCCCAACACACCGAGAGATGCGACAGAGAGGAACTGGCACGAATGAGCAAAAAATACGGACCTCGACCGTCTCCCGATGAAGCACTAGAACGAATACTGAAATCAACTAACTACTAAAGGGAGAATGGACGACGATCTTAGCCTCACATCGTGGGGCTTTTTTTCGCCTACCATTATGGTATAATACTCTAGCGTCTTGACGACGCAATCGAGTCTATTTAAGACACCCTTTTGCCCCGCTTAATGGGGCTTTTTTTCGCCTATCGTATTGTTATCTCAGAATTAAAAAAGTTTTATGAAAAAACATTCGTCGATTGGCTAATATCTCTAATAGACTAATAGAATCGAGCTGTGTGTCTCTTGGTCAGTGGTTTGTGTTGATCAACGAAAGTAATAGAATATCTATTAGTTATTACAAGTGAGTGGTAAGATACCTAGAGGGCATGAGAAAAGTATATAATAATATTGTTTTACACTAATATATCAATATCATTATGTAACCCCAGGAGATCCGATGAAAGCACTCACATACACCCCACTATTGCCAACAGAAGATGGTACTGCATACGTTGACGACAAGGGTAAGATATGGCAACCGCTCAACTCAAAACAAAAGAAGTTCTGCAAGGAGTATATCAAAGGCCAAACAGCGACAGATGCTGCGGTTAAAGCAGGGTATACCAAGGATCGCAAGGGTGCTAAGACACAAGGGAGTGTGCTACTAAATCATAACCCGATGGTTCGAAACTACCTCATTGACTTGGAAATTACAGCCTCAGAGAAGGATGCAATTTCTCTAGAGAACCACTTGTCCACTCTCCATGAGTTAAGGGAGGAGGCAAAGGACCAAGGTCAGATATCCGCAGCCATCACAGCGGAGGTTCATCGAGGCAAGGCGGGTGGACTCTACATCGATAGACGCGAGATCTTGACCGCGAAGATCGATCTGATGTCAAAGGACGATATACTTACTCGACTTGAGGAGATGATCAAGAGACGATCGAATGTGATCGAGGGTGACTTCATCAGCGTCGAGTGACTCTACTCTACTCTACCCCTCTACTCTATCGACTCAGCCGCGAACGGATACCCATGAACAAGCGAGCAAGAGACGAAGAGACGAGCCGCAAGAACAAGCGAGCAAAAGACGAAGAGACGAAGAGACGAATCCATAGCCATAAATAAAAGTAAATTAGTTTCGTTTAATGGTTGCGTTCATTAAGTAAACGAGTATAATATATTGCATGGTCAGGCGGTTGCCTGGCTAAAACCAGAAAGGAGAAAGACCATGACTATAGATACTAAGTACACAGCACCAACTGGCCGTAGCTATAACAACGATGCGACTATCACATTGGTTGCAACGCCCAAGGGTAAGTTGCCAGCTCAGGCCGGAAAGATCATAGAGTGTTTGGTTAAGGCCGATGGCCACTCGATGACAGTCCAGCAACTTGTTGGTACGGACGCGGCAGGATTAGACAGCGCATTGGATGCCGTTGGACTTAACACTGTCCAGACGCCCCAGAAGATCTGGTCGTTCTACAAGGCGCGATTGATTGACGAAGGTTTGATTACCGTCAGCTAATCCCCGCAACATGAGAGGGCAATCGTTGATTCGGTTGCTCTTTTTTTATACACTACTCGATCGTCTCTTCGTCTCTCGCTCTACTCTATCGCTTGATCGCGCTCTACTCTATCGCTCTACTCTACTCTACTCTACTCTATCCCTTCACCGAGATCGCATACCCATACCCATACCCATAAACCAACGAGCCGCGAGCAAGAGACGAGCAGACGAGCAGACGAAGAGACGAAGAGACGAGCAGACGAAGAGACGAAGAGACGAGCAGACGAAACCCAGACGAAACCCCGACGAAACCCCGACGAAAATAAATAGTAAATAAGTTAAATAAAGTAACATTAGTAGTAGTAAGTAAAGTAGTTAGGGTATACAATAGTATTGTTGATTAGGTAAAGGGCTACTAATTAACCTAACCTTTAAAGTCCTACCCTACTATATAGAGAGTGTTTATCATGGATAAAGTAACTAAAGTAACTACCCCCGCTACTACTCGGACAGGTCAAACATCTCAACAGGCTATCGCCGCTTTAGATGCGCGTATTAATCCCCCTGCTATAGACCTAAACTATAAGGCTAGTAACGGCCGTCAATACTCAGGTGAAACTATCACACTGTTAACTACCGCTGGCAGGATACCTGCCCAAGCCGGTAAAATTATCGAGGCGCTAGTCAAGGCTAAGGATCACAAGCTAACAGTGACACAGTTGGTTGGTACTGATCTAGCCGGTAAAGATAGCGCGCTAGATGCTGTCGGCCTAGTCACTGTCCAGACCCCTACTAAAATCTGGCAGTTTTACCGTAAGACCCTAGTAGACAAGGGCTTGATTAGCGTAAGCTAACCTATC